GACAAGTATGAACGTTGTCACGCTCAAGGATGCAATTCTTTATATAATACAGAATCCGAAGGTTGCCAAGCAATGCGTTGCGATTCCCATACATGTTATGAGGACATAGAGTGTGATGATTGCCAGAAATACAAGAGATTGAAATAAGTGCTGAATATCAGGATACAACGAAATTAGGAGGATAAATAAATGGGATGCCATAAAAAAATAACAATAAATACCTTTCCGAAACAAGGCTCCATGTTTGGAAAAAGAACTGAAGTATGTTTTCATTACGATACCAGCAAAACAATTCTTGGAACGATTGTAAGATATGACGCGGAAGAGCCTTTTGAAGGTATAATCAAGCTTGACGACGGAAGATATATAAAAACAACAGAATGCCAGCATTCACCCTTCATGAAGGAGGTTATTGTAAATGTTTCCAAACCTTAAATATTGTACCCGCTGTATTATGCCCGAGACGCGTGAAGGCATCCAGTTCGACGAAATGGGACAATGCCAGGCCTGCATATCGTCGGAGCAGAAAATCCACATCGACTGGACGGTCCGCCGGCAGGCACTCAATGAAATAGTCCGGCAGGCCAAAGCCAATGCCGGTGACAATTATGACTGCATTCTTCCCGTCTCCGGAGGCAAGGACTCCACATGGCAGATGCACGTTATTGTTAATGAACTTGGCATGAAGCCCCTTTGCATAACCCATAACCACAATTGGTACAGCAAAACAGGCTGGTACAATCTGCAAAACAGCCTTGAAAAACTCAACATCGACCACATCATGTTCACACCAAACCGCAGTTTCGTCAACCGTTGCGCCCGCCGGTCTGTGGAAACAATAGGTGACGCCTGCTGGCACTGCCATACCGGAGTAAGCGCATTTACCCTTAAAATGGCCGTTGCATATAAAATCCCGCTGATTATCTGGGGGGAATCGACCGCCGAGCATGGCCGGGCTACATACGACAAGCCTGACAAATTTGACCGCGATTATTTCCTCAGGGTTTCTGCTAAACTTACACCCGAGCAATTCGCCGCAACTACATCACCCTTCGCGATCTGTTTCCCTATCAGACGCCCAGCCCGGAGGAATGCGAAGCAATCGGCCTGCAAGGAATATATCTTGGTGACTATATTTACTGGGACGCAGAGCGCCAGACGGAATTCATCAAACAGGAATATGGCTGGAAAGGTTTTGAAATCGAAGGGGCATACAAGGATTATAAAAGCGCCGAATGCAGCATGGCCGGGATCCATGATTTCCTCTGCTACCTCAAACGCGGCTACAGCAGGGCGACAATTCAGGCCAGCGACGATATCCGCGCCGGGCTGATGACCAGGGAGGAAGGCTTTGAAATTGCCGAGAGGTATGAACAGATACTACCAGGCTCCTTAAAATATTTCATGGAGATTACAGGATTGACCAGAACTGAACTTTTGCTTCAGATATCGGCACTGCAGCAAGAGAAGATTTTCAACACAATGATTCCAATAGGAAAAGAATGGCGCGATATCCCTGAAGCAGGCAAGCCATTTGTGCAGAGAATCATAGATGGGGAGGAATAAGTAATGGCAACTGTAAATTACGAGGTTTGCGATAGGTGTGGAAATAAGATTAATTATCATTCAAGGTTACTGGCGAGGATTCATACAGTAAAAATCAAGTGGATTGTATGTGGGGAAATGATGGATAGTGAAAAACAACTTTGTAAGGAATGTTCTAAAGAACTGGACAAATGGTTATATGCTAAAAAAGATGGCTTAAATCCAGAAATAGTTATTACCGATGAAATGCACGATTATCCGAGTCCCGGAAGATCAAGATAACAGGAGGTCAAAAGTACAAATGAGTAACGTTGTAGCCATAATCCCCGCCCGAGGTGGCAGCAAGCGCATACCCCATAAAAACATAATCGATTTCTGCGGCAAACCTATGATTGCATGGACAATCGAAGCCGCATTGGATGCCTTAAATGCCGATGTCTATGTCAGCACCGACGATGACGCCATTATTGAGATATCCGAGAAATATGGCGCAAAAGCAATCAGGCGTCTTTCCTGCAATGACGATCAATCCACAGTCAGTCAGGCGACCATTGCAACACTGCTGCAGCTCCGGGACCAGGGGCATGAATATGATTACGTCATACAGCTTATGGCAAACTGCCCGTTGAGAGACGCTAAGGATATTTATAACTCCTTTCAAAACTTTACCTTCGGCGGCTACGATTTTCAGCTGAGTTGCTTTAAATATGGCTGGATGAATCCCTGGTGGGCGGTCAAGTTGCTGGATAAATACAAGCCCGAATCAATTTCCCCCGATGCTCTTAAATCCAGAAGCCAGGACTTGCCGGAATTATACTGCCCGACAGGAGCAATCTGGATTGCAAGAGTAAGTGAACTTCTAAAAACCGAAACTTTTTATGGCCCCAATTACACAATGTTCCCGATCCCCTGGCAGCGCGCTGTGGATATCGACGATATGGACGACTTAAAAATGGCTGAAGCACTAAAGGCAATGGAGGAATGATAATGGATGAAACGCTGATTAAAAAAATTGCCAAAGAGACGGCAAAAGAAACAATCAGGGAAATGAACCTGATAAAAAAGCAGAGCAGAAATAAAAAAACCTTCAGGGATGTCATTGAACTGCTTGAATCCATTACCGATCTTCATGACAAAATCGAGCAGGACGATCTGGACATAGCCGATATGAAGCGCGAAAAAACTGAAAGCAATACCTGGCATGACATCAAAAAGCCTGGTGGCCCTGTTTTGGATGATAACATCCGGCACCTGCAGAAAATACGCAACCGCGAGCGGGCACAAAAGCGGACAGAAAACCTTCTCCGCCGCATTGAAAACGTTCTTGATAAAGTAAAGGCCGAGGACGGATATGAAATACTCGAAATGCGATACCTGAAAGGTATGACAATGGAGCAGATATCGGAGGAGTTACATTACAGTATCCGCACCATATCCCGCAAGCATAATAAAATCGTGACAAAGCTGAAAAGAAAACTATTCGGCGCCGACGCGCTGGATATATGAGAGGAGGAATATGAGATGAAAAAAGGCAAATATGATATTACAATAATGATTATCGGAGCAATTATATTTTGTATAGGGTTAGCAGTATCTTTCACTGGACATTGGATATCTTTTGTAATTTCTTTTATCGGCATTTCAATAACAATAATTGTATCATTTTTTGAAAGAAATCAAATAAAAGGAATCGGTTAAGGAGGCCATATTGATGAAACTAAAAGAATTAACCCTTGAAAACTGCGAGCAGGTAAGGCAATGGCGGAACGAATGCCTTGAAGCTATGCGGACTCCGTTTCTTTTGACAAAGGATATGCAACAAAAGTTTTACGAGGAAACAATCAGCAACCGCAACGTCCGGGCCAGATACTGGGGAGTGTGGAGCGATTGTAAAGATTTGCAGCCAAAACAGGAATGTTTGCATTTCATCGGTATGATCGGTCTTGAAAACATCGAATGGGAAAACCGCCGCGGTGAAATCAGCATCATCTTAAACCCCGAATATCGAGGCAAAGGCTACGGCAAACAGGCGGTTGATCTGCTGCTTGAGCAGGGATTCATGTATTTGAATCTTGAAAATATCTGGGGTGAATGCTATTTATGTAATTCTTCAATAAACTTTTGGCGTAAGCTCAATAAAAAATATAGCAATTGCGAGTTAAGATATCTGCCTAGAACCAAGTATTGGAATGGCATATATTATGATTCGTTTTATTTTACTTTTTTGAAGGAGGAATGGTTAAAATGTCACAAATAATACTTGATTTCGGGTCCGGAAATACCTGCGGGAATGATTATAATACAATGCGGAAAATGATTGATGAACTAAAAAAAGTTGATTCGGGAAAACATGAAATTATCATCAAATGGCAGCTTTTTAAAAAAGCTGGCGACAACATACCACTATTTGACGGCGCGTTCGATTACGCATATGAATATGCCAGGAAATATGGCTACAAAACCACAGCGTCTGTGTTCGATTTGGAATCATTGAAATTCTTGCTCAATTACGACGTCCCTTTCATAAAAATCGCCAACCGCCATGATCTCGACTGGCTGATCGGCGAAGTGCCGAGGAAGATACCGGTATATGTGAGCGTCGATAATATGTCAGTAGGCGAATCAATGCAGTATAGTTTACCTGTGGGACATATAAATCAAGAAAGGGATATCGCACTATTTTGTGTTTCGCAATATCCGGCCAGTATTGAAGAATACGAAAGAAGATTTTCAAAAGGCAGCCTGAAGCATGGCATTTCCGATCACACCATCGGCCTTGACCTGTTCAAAAAACACCAGCCTCGCATCTGGGAAAAGCATTATAAACTCTCCGACAGCACCGGCCTCGACGCAGGGCCGTTTGCTACAACACCGGAAGAATTGAGGGAAATATTATGATTAAAATTGAAAATCCATATGAAGTATACGAACAATATTTGCAAACAGGCAAATTCAGAAATAACGGTTGTGCATATGTAGTATTTTGCGAGTATAGGGAAAGAAAAGACCTTGTCGTAATAACACAGGGACTTAACAATGCATTACAGTATAAGACATGGATAGATGTAAAAAAGGAAAACAAGGAAGTCGAGGTCAATATATATGGATTAAACAAAAATGAAATAATTGAAATTGTGCAAAAATATATTATTGAGCAATATGAGGAAGAAAAAGCAGAATTACAATAAAATAACAGGGAGGTCAACATCATGTTTAACGACAAGTCAATCCTGATCACCGGCGGGACAGGCTCACTGGGTACCGCGCTATGCAAGCTTTTTCAGAACGATCCGCCCAAAAGGCTAATCATTTTCAGCACAGACTGGAAAAAGCAGGAGGATTTACGAAACAGCCTCGGCAATCCTCCTTTTATGCGCTGGTTTATCGGCAACATCCGGGACCAGGAACGCTTGACCATGGCCTTCGAAGATGTGGATTTCGTAATCCATGCAGCTGCGATAAAATCACTTGAGGCTTGCGAGAATGAACCGGAGGAAGCGCTGAAAACAAACGTTATCGGAACCCGGAATGTCATCAACGCAGCACTGGAAAGAAGCGTCAGGAAAACATTGCTGATATCCACTGATAAAGCAGTAAATCCCATTAATACATACGGTACCTGCAAGGCAATGGCTGAAAAACTGATTATCAACGCAAACAACTGCATCGGATGGAAAAATGTCAAATTCAGCGTTGTACGATATGGCAATGTTATTGGCAGCAGTAATTCCGTTGTTCCGATGTGGGAAAAGCTGATCGAGCAGGGCGCGGAATATCTGCCTGTCACCGATGAAAATATGACCCGATTTTGGTATCCCATGAATGACGCTTGCGAATTTGTTATTGATAGCTTGGAGCGTATGCAGGGAAGGGAGATATTTATCCCCAAAATCAAAAGCATCAAAATAACCGATTTGGCTGCAGCATTCGGGAAGCCTTATAAGGTGATCGGGATAAGGAAGGGGGAGAAGCTTCACGAACAATTAGATCAGGGTTATAACAGCAGGGATAATGAATATTTGACGGTGGAGGAAATCAGGGAAACGATAGGGATATAATATAATAAGGCAGGAGTTGATAATATGGTAAAAGCATGGATAGAAACAGATTACGATGAGTTATGTCTTATGTTTATTATAAGAGATGACTTGCAAGGATATGGAATGCATATTCCTTTTGAAACACCACTTGAAATATTAAGACATATTGAAAGGCATATATTACAGGACTTGAATGAGCAGGTAAAACCAAGAGGCACTATAAACCCATATAATGGGAAGGTGATATTATAATGCCAATGCGACCTAAACACCAATGTAACTATGCACGCTGCAAGAACCTTACATATGAGCGTTACTGTGATGAGCATAAGAACGTGGATAAGAAGCTCTATGACAAGCACAGGCCTGAGCATCATGGTATGTATAGCTCTGCACGATACAAGAGGGAAAGGCTGGCCTTCCTTAGCGAACATCCTCTTTGTGAATGTGAGGAATGCGTCAGGCTTGGCAGACTATGGCCTGCAACAAGGGTTGACCACAAGATAGCACACAAGGGCGACTATGATCTGTTCTACGACTGGGACAACTGGCAGGCTATGACAGAGCAATGCCATAATAAGAAGACAGGAAGAGAAGAAGCTTGGGGGAAGGCAGGAAAGAGAAAGTAATTACAATTCTATCCAAAAGCAACGTGCGAACAGTAAATAAATGTAAGCCCGCAAAGCTTGACACATCAGGGGGTAGGGGGCATGAAAATCCTTCCAGCTCTATCCGCCAACAC